TGATACAATAAGCCTCATAGCCTTCCATTCCTAAAGATTGGACTAAAGAGATTACTCCACACTTTGAAACCGAATAGGCACTATGTTCAGCCTTGCCATATTTGCCAGCCACTGAACCAATAAGAATAAGTTTCTTTACCCCATTATCAACACAAGCCTTTGCCACATGATAACTGCCAAGAAGATTGATGATAATTTGTTTTTCCCAAGTAAAACTATCTTGGTCTTTGATTGTCCCCACAAAAGATATTCCAGCACAATTGATGACTATATCTGGCTCGTATAATTCAAGGGTATGGCTGATAATATTTTCAAACATCACATCACAATAATTGTGAGAGACAAGTATTGTATCTTTATGTTTCTTGGCTACCGCTTTGGCCATATCGCTTCCACCACCAAAAATCAGTATTCTCATAGTTTGACCTCTCCATTTTTCACTTTATCTTCAAAAATTTTTAATTCTTCAGGCGTTCCAAGCATATGTTTATTTTTAACATCAATCTCCCAGACCCCAATATTATCTCCTCTTTCGATAAGTTGCTGATAGACAGGACAAATATAAAACTCATTGTTAGTCCGGATATTCTTTTTAATCATCTCTTTAGCCGCCCAAACAAAGTCTTTACCATGTTTGAAATAATACAATCCAACCGAAGCATGGTCAGAGATAACAATTTTCTCGGCCACTTGGACAACCCTATTCTCTACCACCCTGGCATAACTATGGTGGGGATTAGTGGAGTTAAAAGTTATTAGACACCCATCATATTTACGAGCATAAGTTATAAATTTATTCCAACCAAAGTTAAGATATTGGTCGCAATTAGAAATAATCAGTTCATCATTGGTGATAAATCTCTCTACTAAAAGCACGGTGCAGGCTGCGCCTTCGGTTACTTTATCAATCGCAAGTATTTTTCCTTTGAGATAGGGTTTTAGTTGTTCTATTTGTTCCTTTAGGACAATAAAAATATAATTAGCCTTGGCAGGAAGAGAATTTATTGCCCATCGAATCATTGGTTTCCCACAGACATCAATAAGAGGTTTAGGAAGGGTATAGCCCGCCTCTATAAAGCGCTTCCCTTGACCTGCCATTGGAATTATAATAATCATCTTTTTAGGCTTAAAAAACTTGGTTTGTTATTAGATAACATTTCTTTTACCATTGCTGGCACTTCTTCTTTGGTTTCTGGCCAATACTGAACGATATTGGATAAGACATCTAAGATTGGTTTTGCCTCTTCTGACCAATGAGAATAACCATCAATTTCATAATCTTTGTCTCTACCCGAAGCAATTAGGCGAACTGGGATTTTTTCGTGATGGATGTAGTTCCGGATAGTTTCAAAGGGTCTAAAAATTAAGAAATTGGTAATTGAGTAGATAAAAACTTTCTTGCCTTCTAATGCCATTCCCACCGCTATTCCCAATCCGGCCTGTTCGCTAGCACCTAAATTGAAACATCTGTCGGGAAAATCCTTGAAATGCTGATCGAACATCCCAAAGCCCAAATCAAGACAAAGTAAAACAATATCCTTGTCTTTTATCATTTGTTTATAAAGCTCATAAGCAAAATAGCCTCTTTGCGAGTTATGCTTTTTCATAAAATTATAGCAAGGAAACTCCTCATTTTAATGATGGAGAGGAATTGCTCCCTTGACAAATCAGACAAATATGATAAACTTCCAATTAGGTTTCAAAGTCCTTTCAGGCAAAAGTCCTGATTGGACTGGGCTACCCTGTAAGTTAGCCTTAAAGACAAAGTATTTTACTTATGTCTAAAGCTCCCGACTTTAGTCGTGGAGATACTTACTTCTTCTCCTTCATTATTTCTTTATATTGTTTATAATTTAAAACGCAATAGTGGCCATTTAATCCTTGAAGAAATTCAGGAAAAGCGAAAAGATTAGTTTTGACCATTAAGGAAGGGTAGAAATACTGCATCCTTAAATCCAAAAGGTCAACATCGGTTTTGCCGTAAGCAGTATAACCATTGCCAATCACATTTATCCTTAAATTCTCTAGTTTTTGCTCTGAGGCAATCCTTAGGGCTTCCCAACAGCTTCCCTCATTCATTTCCCCATCAGAGGTTAAAACATAAACATTCCTTTTTCTGTTAGCCAAAGCCATTCCCACTCCAATCGGTAATCCTTGACCTAGACTACCAGTCGAACACCAAATCCCGTCTTTCAAGTCTCTATTAGGATGCGTGCCGTGTTTCTTCCAAAGTTTTTCAGCATCTTTGCCTTCGTGTTTCTCTAAAACTGCATACAAAGCCAAGCCGGCTTGACCATTGCTCAAGATAAAAGGTTCATTCTTCATCTTCACTTGATAGATATTGTCAATAATATGGCAAGATGTAAGGCAACTCCCGATATGCGATAAGCGATATTTGTAACTCAAGGTTATTATGCGTTTTTCCAATTCCCTCATTTTTTACCTTTTTTGTATTCTTTAACCATCTCTGTAATAGATTGTTTTAACGAAACACGAGGTAACCAGCCATAACCCCTTGCTCTGAAATTCATCGAAACCCAGTTATTAGTATCGTAGTTCCTTAATCTTTCTATGTTATTAACATTCGCTTTTTTGCCCGTTATCTTCTCCACCAATTCCAAAACCTGTTGATTGGTATATTGCGTTCCCGTTCCTAGTTCAAAAATTCCTCTAGCCCGATTTTTAGAAAGAGTTAAAATTCCATTAACCACATCTTCAACATCAATAAAGTCATGGGCCGGCGAGCCAACAAAATTTATAAATTCGCCTTCCAAACAAGAACGAATAAGAGTGGGGATAAGATGAACGGATTGCTCCCCTACTCCAGTAATACTATATGGACGAACAATACAAATAGGCTTATGGTATTTCTCCATATAGGCAAGCAAAATCTCCTCGGCTACTTTTTTCATCCTTGAATACATCGTCTGAATTTTGAGTTTGACTGAAGAAGTGGACATAAAAACAAAGGAGTTAAAATCGTAGTAAATAATCTTCTCCATTACCCGAATCAAATCAATAACATTAGCTTGAATAATTTTTTGGTCGCTGGTATGAGAAATAAGGTTGCCGTAAGTGGATAAAAAGTAAAAGTTATCAAAAGATTGATAAGCAAAAGAAGTAATATCCTCGTGAGGAATGGTAATAACTTCCTTGTCTTTCAGGGCTTTGACAAGATGAGAACCTAAAAAGCCTGAACTTCCTGTTATATAGTCCATATTCCTAAAAAACCTAAATATTATGCTACCACTCTTAAGCTATTGGATTTCTTGTAACATTACTTTGAACTAAAGTCATCGAATTACAATCAAACCAAGCATCTGAGACATTGCCAGCGACATTATTCAATAAATTCAAACCAATATAATAAGTAGTGGAACTTGTAGTAAATGTTGTACTTACTAATGTCCAATCAACTGTACCACTTATTCTAGCAGAATATGTACTGCTCCCCCCAGATCCCCCAACGGAATTTAATATGTCTATTTTTACCCCTCCTGACGCTGATGCTACGTTATTTGTTTTTATCCAATAATTTAATGTATATTCAGTAGAAGGTTTAACTACGGGACAAAATGTTAATACCATAGGGTCGCCTACTGATGTCCAACCCCTCCCAGATGTATCAGTATTAGACATTTTTAATGTTTTGCTTCCCGTTCGTGTAACCGCAGTATCAAACTCAGCTGACCAAGAGTTTGCTTGACCTGTGGCAAACCAAATATATTTTCTATCTTCTATATATCCTGCCGTAGTCCTCGCTATATCCCCAGTCGCCCCCTCAATACTTTTAGCTCCAGGGATATAAACTCCGCCTACTGGTATTCTGGGATAATTCATATTTTCTCCTTTTTAATAAAAAATCCAGCTCAATAACATTTAGCCTTAGTTACTGTTACTGAATTAAACTAAATTACATCTATCTATAAGAACAGGTAACGCAAACATCTGCCGTAGTTGTAAATCCAATATAAATCCCAGTAGTCATCTTTACATCTAGTATAACAGTAACAGGCACTAATGCTGCCGCAGGAATATAATAACTGAAAACCGTAGGTGTAGTTTCGGTTAAAGCATCATAAAGGAAAATCGTACCTGCGGTTGCCGCTGCATCAAGAGGACTAAAAGTTAAAGAATGAACAAATCCCGCTGAACCCTTAACTTGTGTATCGGCGACACAATAAGCATAACTGAATTGCTGTTCCGTCTTTAAAACATCATTGGTCTGGTCTTCGCCTGAGATTAAAGTAGCAAGAGTTGTCTTTTTTGAACCAGAAGTAGAATCATAAGTTATATTTTCTAATTCTTGGCTGGATAAATCTACTTTTGCCATAATCACCTCCTTTCTATGAACATAAAAAAACCACGAGAAAAACAAATCTCGTGGTTAACCTTTCATTCTTAAAGGCAAGACCTAACTAATTATTAAAATACACTTTTTTTGTCTCTTTGTCAACTACCAGTCCCCAAAACCTTAGTCGTTCCATCAGATTGCTGTCAAATCAATAGTATAAATATTACTATCTCCATCTTTATAAGCCAGAGCATTTTGCGTCAAAGACCAGTAGAAAGAATTATTAGAAGCGTTAGTATCCGTTGAGGCTGGCATCTGGTATAAACTTGCCGAAGTAATAAAGGGATATTCCTTAATCTTGTCAAACTTACCAGTCAGGGGATTAAGAACCAAACCCTTCCCTACTGGATTTAACACCACAAAATAGGTGGGAGTTGACCAACTAGACCAACCAGTAACATTGTCGTTGTAACGAACTCGCCAATGATAGGGAATACCCTTTTGCAAAGCTGTCAGGCCATTTAATCCACCAGAGAAAGTACCATTGGTTGAATTAACAACAACTGATACCAGATTCGTTAAGGTTGTCCCTGAATCCCAAACTATTTTGTTTGTAAAATCATTAGCAAAAGCAATCTGCCATTGGGAACTGTAATGGGGGTCGTTTTCATCATCTACATAAGCAGAACTTGTTAAAGTAGGATTTACTGCTTGTCCTGTAGTCGCATTAGCAGGAGTGGAATTGGTGGGAGTATGAGGAACAGTGTTTTCTAAAGTATATGCTTCTGTTGGCGGAGTAAAATCTGCTGTCCAACGGGCAATTCCTTTAGAAACCCTTATTTCCTCAACCCAGCCAGCCATACAATAAGACCCTGCACTATATCCGCTTCCAACATAAAGAGGAGAACCATTATCCCTATAGGCAGCAGAATCAGTATCAGTTGCTCCATTTTGCGTTCCATTTATAAACATTCGAACATCAGAACCAGAACGAGTAACAGCAATATGATACCAAGTGTTTATAGCAAAATTGACAACCCTGTCCATGGCTATCAGTTCATTAGCAGTATTCCATCGGTAAAAAAGAAGGTTTGTCCCATTGTTGTAAAAGGAAAGAAGCCATTCTCGTTGATTGGCCTGAGCACCACCATTGTCGCAGTTAACAAGATATTGATACTCAGCATTAGTTACTGAGCTAAACCTTACCCAGAAGTCAATAGTATAATCACCAGAACCAAAAGCGAAATCTACATGGTCAGGAGTGGAGAGATAATCAGTTGTTCCATCTAGCAATCCAGAAGCACCGCCAAATTTAGATTGGGCGGTATCTATTTGAGCGTTTCCGTTAGCGGTTACAGTTTTTGTAGGGGCAATTTCACTATCAGTAAAAGTGGTTGACCCATCATCCCCATCACAATGAAGCATTAATTTGGTATAAGTATCTATGCCCGCCATATTTCCTTTCTAAAAAGATAAAGAGTAAAAACTACCCCAGCCAGATAACCTAAAGTAAAAATAGCAAAATAAATCACGAGTATTGGTAATTTGCCCTTTCATCCCACTCTTTAGTAAATGTTTGAACTCCACTCGCCCATTGAATATCTGTCGCATTATTCGAGGCATCGTAAGTAATCTTCTTAATCTGCCAAACCAAAGCTCCTTTAGATGAACCGATAGCGGCTATGCCGACATAAATGGCATTACCAGAACCATCATACTCAACGGCCATCGTGTAGTTGTTTTGAAGTGCTAAAAGAGAATCTTGTTTGGCGGAGGTGGCGTCTCCAGGCTGAACCATCCTATCTATTTGTGAGGTAGTTGGGTTATAAACAAGATTTTCAGTCGCTACTAAATTAAAATCCTCATCAAAAGAGAGATTGAAAATCTCCTGAACGGATTTTACAATTTTGGATAGTCCTTTAGTGATTCCCATATCGGCGTAAATTTATCTTAATTTTATCAGTTTCCATTAAAAACTTAATATAAGCAGTCAAAACTCCTATCTTGACTACTGCCCTTTCTTCTTTACCCATATTGTTTATCTTTTCCAGCCTTTTCAATTCTCCTTTGACTGCTAAAATACTATTTGCTAATTCTCCCTTGTTAATCCTGTCTTGTAAATACTCCTCAATTACAGAAATTTCTTCAGGAAAACCGCCTGCTGGATCTTCCCAAGTATCTCCTAAACCAAAATAATCAACCGAATGAGGATGACTATGTTCCCTCTCGTAATCCAAATAAGGAACTTCTACTTTTGCTTCAGCCCCCCGTGTCGGTTCTTTGCCCTTAGGTAAAACCTCTGGCTTAGTGCTTACTTCTGTTTTCTCCCTAAATACCGTCTCAGGCATTTTGATACCTGCTTTTATCTTTAATAAATTCGTGAATGTCCTTGATATTCTCTATATTTCCTTTTCGGTGTTCTTTAATAAGCCTTTCTCTCATGCTTTTAATATCTCTGTCTTCCTTTCTTATCCTTTCACCAGTCTCCCGTATAGCTTTTTTCAAACCACGGTCTTTGGTTTCTTTGTATTCCCTTCTTAATTGTTGTAGGTCAGCACTTCGTGTATCTGACATTTTAATTTTTGATAGTTGGGGTGGCGACTAGGGTCATCCACCCCATTCTACCAATTCTCTATCCCGCTGCCAACTAGTAGTAAAACTAGCCGTCAGGATGATGTGAACCTCGCACTTAGGGCCCAATCGCTATTGAGCAACTTGCAGGCATAGCTCCCTGCCCAAGAGATTATAGAAATTCTCCCGGCTGGAGAGTTAGAGTCCACAACATTGGGCAAAATATAGAGTTTGGGTTGATCTTTTTCTAAATCGTAACTCCCAAAAGAATCAGCCCCATGAACATAGGTATAGAACCTCACCACTGTTGATGCAGCGACTGAGGTTGCCTCAGTTCCAGAAGCCAAATCCTTGTTTAAGAGCCATCTGATCTGATAAAGCTCCCCCATTTCCTTTTAACAATTACTTGTTAATTTGGACTATATCTTCGGCTGTTATGAGCCGTCCCCCATTTAGTCTCTACACGTTGCGGAATTTTATAATCCATTCCTCCAACTCCATATTTATCTCTTACCTCTTCTAAAATATCCATCACCTTATCAAACATACCGTTCATTGACTTAAAAGTCATTCTGTAATAACCATCCTCTTTTCTTATGGTTGGCTGAATAGATAACCTTTTATGTAATGCCCTGGCTATTTTTAATTGGTCTTTATAGCGATATGAACAAGTTGATAATCTTGCCATTCTTTTAAGATTGTTCCTGCCCATTGTCGCCGATGGTTTCCCTTTGAGAGAAATCGCACCATCGTCAAAAAACCAAACCGCAAAAATTATTTTATCCATTATTGTTATCAATTCTTTCGGGATTATCTTCTTGCCATTTGGATAAAACAATCGTCGTAAAGTGTTTAATGTGGTTTTTATTCTATTATTTCCCCTTCCTGGTCTAACAAACAATTTATATGTCTTGCCAAAATTTCTATTTTTAATAGAAACTCTGGCATAAGGAAACAACATTTTCGCTTTCCACATTAAATACTCTTTTTGGTTTTCTGCGTGTTCTTCTTCAAAGACATAGCTATTATATCCGCAAATATATTCTTTTCCCTTTCGGACAATTTTTTGCGGTGGTGGTCTGTAAAGACAGCCATCTCCTAACAAAGAACCAATCAAAATAGATAATTGGGTATTGGTAATTCCACCTTCGCTCGGTATTAAAGCGTTTGCTTCTCCACCGAATTTGAGGGATTGGGGCGAAATAGGTTCACCCCTATACATGTCCTTAACATCAGAATAAGTCTTGGCGTTTATCCAAGTAGAATCGCCGAGTAACTTATACTTTGAGTAAGGCTCAGTTTTACCGATATACATGCCATCGGGATATTTCACAGCCTTAACCAGTTCAAGTTGCCGAACCATCATTCGGATATTACAAGCATCCAAGACATCGCCTGCGGCGATCGAACTTACGAAGTGGCCATTGGGATAATACGATGTTCCGTTGGCTAATTCACTACGAACTAGGCGGTTCAGCGTTTCACCCATATTTTGACCAACCAGTTCAATTTTCTCCTTCATGTTTGCGTCAATGGAAACCAAAGACAACATCCGTGAAGTATTAACCGTCAGACCGTATTCTGACAAAGTCATTGCTACGGTGCAGGCGGTGATTGAACAAGTAACTGGGTTTGAAGACTCTCCCAAGGGATCGGTAATGATGGTCAAAGGCGTATAACGGGTAAAGTTAACGGTTCGACCTTCATTAGTCGGATGGGTTCTAATTTGAGCCCCTTCCTTGAGAACAAGCTCATACTCAGCCCTGGCCAAAAAGACCTTTTCGTAATCAATTTTGTTACTCTTACTTTTGTAAGGGGCTGGATATTTCTACCAACCTCTGTATATTACTATACAGTTCGGACTATCGCTTCATCCTATTTTTATAGGAGCTATTCACTTAGTCTCTACGGGTGTAAAATTAAAGTAAGAATCTACCTCACCTTCTTTAAACCAAAATCCTTTTTTATGATTTTGTAGAAAGTTTAATAATCGGGCAGATTTAAGATATTTTTCAGTTAGGTGTGGCAAAATAGTTTCTAATAACTCTCGTAAGGCGGCTTGTTTATTTATCTGTATTAAATACATTTGTTTATTACTCTTAAAAAGTCCTTTTTTATAGTTTTTCTTTCCGAAATGGTATTTTTTACCTTCACAACCTATAATTTAGAAGCAACAAATCTGCTCCTACAATATAAATACCATAAAGAATTTGATTCCAAGATTTATTTGGTTTGGGTCTATTAAACAAAACCGATCCTTCTCCGTCTATTATTCCTGCCAGCCAACCAATATCTTCGAGTTTTACTTCCCTCGGGATTGTCCCTTTCATATCTAATAGCTTATCATAGTTCTACTATATATTCAAGTAGGAGTTCCCCCGATTTCAGAATAGATTTTTAATGTGCATTACTGAACATTGACCCAATACATTTAGGTCTTGACCTCTTGCGTTAAACCAGTAGAAATTCCGACGTTTGTAGCGCCGTAAATTCCAGTTCCAACTACTGCCATTTATTATTTCACCTTCCTTTCCGAGCAAAACTGCTCAACTGCCAAGTTCTTAGTAGACGATCCCTAGTTCTTCCTCTAGTTCTTTAACAGTCTTTTCGCCTGCTGTTTTCTCTTTTGGCCTAATTGAGGTTGGTCTAAGAGCGGTTTCCGATACTTGCTTGGCTAGATTCTCGGTAACCTTGCCAACTTCCTTGGTTACCGCCCTTTGATAAGGTTTCATCATCTTGCCAACAAAATTCTTGACTGACGCTTTAAACGGATCAGCTCTAACATGAGCTTCCACCGCTTCGGTAACCGATTCGGAAAGCTCCGAGTCAAAGCTATCGCTCTCAGGGTCAAGTTCAGGATAAGTCTTCATCGCCACACTGGCCTCGTTGTTGATTCGATTGACAGCATCCTGTTGCTTTGTGCGAAGAATCGCTAAAGCATCAGCCTTTTGAAGAGTTTGTTCCTCCCTTGCTTGAATCCTTCGCTCAAGCTCAGTCGCATCAATCTCCTCGCCAGGGCTAACAATCGGCTCTCTTGGCGGAGTATATGTTGGCTGATAGCCAGCCTGAGGTTCTACTGAACCTGTAAGTTCCGCCAATGTTTCTGCCAATGATTTGGCTTTGGCCTTTTCCTCTTCTCGTTCTTTAACGAGCTCCCTAACCCTTTGTTCGTAGCCTTTTTTAGGTTTCTCTTTAGAAACCTCCTCAGGAACTTTCTCAACCGTTTCAGCTTCCTTGCCTTCAATTTCTACTTCTGGCTTGGCAACCTCCTCGGCTGGTTTTTTTTCTGCCACCGGCGTAGTGTCAAGAATGTTTCCCTCATCCTTTTCGTTTAACGCCTTTTCAGCCTTTTTTGGGTGAACCATATTGTTTCACCTCCTTTCTTCATTTATTACGCACCGGTTAATGGTTATGCGAGAACCAAGGCATCGGCTAAAATGCCTGTAAAGAGGCCCTAATGGCCCTTAAAACCTCTTTACAGATATTTTAGACCATTCCTAACTCCTTTCGAGTTTTCAAAATTGGCATTCCATCTTTTTTAATCCCTGTCATTAGCTTATCCATTCCTATCCAAACGGCGTGTTGTATTTCACAACTCATGCAAACTAAATATGGCCCTCTTTGCCTCCACTCATGCCTTCCCTTTGGAACAAAAACAAAATCCGGCTTGTCAAAGTTCAAAAGCTCTGTTTTTCCTTTAACTCCTTCATTTTCCTTTTTCGCCTTCAAGTGCTTCTTTGGCATCCCCAACCCTATCAATAATCCTTTTAATTATTCCTTTAGCCAAGCTTATGACAATTGTGTTCTTGCCTATTTCTTCATAGCCTGATCCCTGAGAAATTGCCATTTCATTAACTTCATCTAAATTCTCTGTTACTTCTTCAATAAAGCTCTTTAGTGTTTGCCAAAAACTTGTATTTGCTCCCGATCCTAAAATTTTCTCTTCGTCAGTTAATCCTTTTCCCTCTGCTTCCTTCTCCTTTATAAACGCTGGCAAATTGGAAAAGAATTTGTCAGGCTTGATTGCCTTTAATTGCTTCTTGGCCATAAAATTCCTAGACTATTCCTGGCGGTCCCGCTTGCTCTGGCGGAACTTGATTAAGATTCGGTTGTCCTGATAGTTGTTGAACCGCCCCTGATAGTTTCTGGGCATCTTGTTCAAGTATAGCCTCTGTTTGCTCTTCTTCAGTTCTCTCTTCAATAATCTTGTCCCAATCCTGTATTCCAGAGTTGGAGATAATCCGCTTAAACAATTCGCCAAACTTGAGGTTGTATCCTTCTTGACTGAGCATTTGCATTAACTGGGGATTGCTAATAAACAACTGCATTAACATCACTAAGTTCTCCTGTTGAGACTTCTGGTCAACCGCATAAGTTGATCCCGACACAATCTCATAATCATAGATAACCGTTCCTATTTTGCTTTTAGGAATGGTTAATTTGCCTTTTTTCTCATCCCAATTCTCCTCAATTTCAGGATAACTTCTCTTTAATTCTTTTATTTCTTCCTCAAAAAGCCTCAAAGTAATCGCCTTCGGTTGTTTTTTGGAAAGCAAGTTGACCATTTTCTTCATTACCTTGGTCAAGAATTGCTCCATGTAAAAGCGGTCAGCATTATCCCTGGTGTTCTCCCTCGTTTGTTGCATTAGAAGAGCTTGAGGGGTTTTGCCAAAACCTGCTTCTGTTTGCTGAGTAACAGCAGTGTCAGTTGTCCCAAACTGATTGAGAAGTGAAGCGGTGGCAACCTGATAGGTGTTTTGGAAAGACTGAACACCCTGTGGGCTGAGATTAAGAACTTGAGCGGCATTGGCGATATTCGGTCCTCTCACCAGCCATTTTTCAGCCGCCCCCCATTTAACTGAACTCATAGCGGCAATATAGTCCTTGTTAATTAAGGCTGGCGGGAAAATGCTTATCTTAACCGCATCAAGATAAAGATTCCAGACCGAGTTAATAGTCATTTGCATTGACTTACCTCGCTCAAAGTCGCCCATGCCCATAAAGTCGTCAAGCAGGGGAATGGAATACTTACAAACAATAGGAATTTCATCGTTTTCCTGGGGGTTCTTAATGTCTCTAAACTCCATGTCGGCATCAACACAGAAGTCTACCCATCTGTCCTTTTCGAATTGGGTTAAAACCTCAAAGTAGCCCATCTTGTTAGCAGCGATAGCTTCAGGATATTGATCTTCTTCTCTTTTAGAAGTCGCTCTTGATTTATCTTTCGCTTCTTTTGCCCCACCAATCTTTTCTAGTTTGGCAATAATTTTAGGGATATTCTTAAAGCTCTCATTTTTCGCTAAACCTTCAAAATAAGACCGGGGCTTCCAAGTCCGAACAATAATATAATCGCTATCTTCTGGAGAAACTGCACCAACCTGAGGGAAAACATCCCGAATGTTCAAAAGCCAGATGTCCGGCCCGACATAGCCGTTTGGCTTAACATCCCAATCCACTAAAACAAAGAAGTTGCCATAAACATTGGAGTAAATATCAGTCATTCGTAGTTTAGTCAAGAAGTCAAATTGGGCGTTGGCGTTGGGAACAACATACTTGTCCAAAAGCAAATTCATTAGCTTACTTCCCCCAATGTCGTTTTTGGAAATTCCCTTAACCTTACCAGTCGGCAGTTGAGCCATTACCCGATAACCCCGTTCAAGAGTTAAAGTTGTAAGTTTTGGATCAAAAACTTGGGATTTGGTTGTTCCAGAAATGGAGTCAGTTAACTGATTGTGGAAAAGTTTTTCGCAATCGTCCCACAATACCCTTTTTGTGGATAAGTATTCTTCCGCCTTGTGTTTTCTGCCAATGATTTCGTCTCTTATCTCACTCATAAAAAAAGACTCAACTTTCATTGAGCCTCTCTGCTTTTGTTTGAGCGGTATTAGCTAAACTAATAACAAATTACTATATTTTTTCCTTTTTGTCAAGTTTATACTTTTTTCGTTTGCTCTTAACGATATTCAAAGTGTCAGTCTGAATCACGCCATTCTTAACTATCACATTGAAGGTTATCTGACCAAACGGTGTCAACCTCACCTCATTTTCGATGATAATATGAAAAAGAAGATTCTTTTGTAATAACTGTTGAAACGCTTTTGTATCTTCTGCCATTGGTCTGCTCCATTAAAACATAATCAACGATATTGCCTCCATTAACTCTTAAAACAAAAGTAAACAACCCATCCTTTTTAGCCTGTAAGTCCTTTTCGATGTCAATGTGAGCCTGTTGATTATGTCTCCTGATGGACAAGGCGTATTCCATAGCCCTTAATAAAACCCGTTTTTCGTAAACATTTTGGTATCATCAGGCGGCAGTTCCTCTGGTTCTGTTTTCCTGTAACTGACGGCGAAATATCTCAAAGCATCAGCCGCATGAGAAGACCAGTCGTGCATCGGCTTATCTTTAAAGGTTTTGTTTTTTTCATCATAGTCCTTTCTATAATTTTTTAAAGCGTTTAATCCCCTTTCACATTTCTTTTTATCAAACCAGCATTGAGTCAAAATTCTCCTGGTTGCATCAACTCCTTCATCAACACTCAATTTAGGAGCAATGTCAAAGTCTATTCCCAATTCCCTAGCCACTTCATATCTGCTCTTGCCTGTCCCTAGTTCTCTTACTTCAATATCGTGAGGTGCCACATAACGATCATAGACATATTGTTTATTTTGTAAAACCTTGACATAGTGCTGCAATCCTTCTCCACTTGTTTCATAGTAATCAATCAATCTAATTTCTTTACTGACTGCTTGAACAAACCAAATAGCGGTAACATCGCCAATACCTAAGTCCCAATAAGTAGAAACTCCAATCCCAGGATCATAAGGAACATTGCTAATTCTTTTTTCTTCCTCCGCCGCCATTAACTGCTTGGCATAATAAGCGCCGCTGATCGGCACATTAAAAGAGCAATAATACTCCTGAAGATAAAGAGCCTCGTCTCCATAAAGTCTTGTTATCTCTACCTTTTCCTGTTCCAAAACCTTTTTGCTAATTGCTTTGGTGGCACCAACAGTTAAAACCTCGCTAAACCAGTTGTGAGGGTCATTCTGAGCCAGTTGATAGATGTCATGGCCATGGTTTAACCCCCTTGGTGTAAAACAAAAAAGGGCCCAGCCGTTATTCTCTGCCAAGATAGGCCGGATATATCCCCAGGCATTTGGGTCCTGAAGGGCATATTCGGAGAAAATACAGCCAACCGGATTTGTTCCCACAATACTGTCGTAATTGTCCGTGCCGATAACCTGAAAAATTGAGCCATTGATTGCCTCAATCAGCATATTGGTGTTATCCGTTCTTTTTCTTATCTTCTCAGGAATATGATCAATAAATTTAAACCCTTCCATATCCATGCCATCCCATAAAATCTTTTTTCCTTGAGCATAAGTCGGAAAGAAATAATAATAGAGACCCTTTCTCTCAAACATCTTTTTAGCTACAAGGTTTATTGAAGTCTTATCTTTCCCTGACCGGCGATGCCAAACAATTACGGCACGCTTCTTTCCTTTGTCAATCGCCTGAAGAACTGACAACTGGTACTTTCTTGGTTTGTAATTATATGGCAGAACTATTCGCATAATTGATTATCTTTACTTCTATCTTTTCTCCTTTTATCTGAGTAAGGTGAGTTGGCTGGTCGGCAAAATCTGGATGTCTTCGCCTAAGATAAAAAATAATTGCTGTCATGTCTCCATCGGCAATCTTTTGGATTAGAGCGTCTCTAACATCATCATTCAATTCTTCTTCGGCATTGATAATCGCAGTCGCAAATTCCCTGTCTTTCTTCAACCAACTGTAAAAAGTCCTTCTAGTTACCGGAATTGCCCGGCACATATTGGTAATATGTCCCCTTGTTTCTCTCCACAATTCGATTGCCCTGTTTTTTTTAATGGCTTGCTTCGTAGCAATTTGTATATCGTTTTGCCTTCTCTCAACTTTTTTCATTCTTTCCTTTCTTCCTCCTTTGCTCTCCTTAATTTTCCTTGCTCATAAGCAAAAGCCAAATCCATTTTCGGGTTATCTCTATCCCAAGCGTCCCCATAAGGACAAGTTCCTCCCTGAAGAAACCCATCAGACTCAGCCACACTACATAAAAACCTTTTCATTTTTTCTTCTTCAGTAATCATTCTTTCCTCCTTATTCTTGTCGGTCATTTTTCATCTTTCCGCCTTTCTTTATTTATTAACTGGTTCTTGGTTTGGTTGTCCCCAAATAGCTTTAACCAACCATTTTGAACTTCCTTTTTTAGCAAGCAATTCCTCACCCACTAATTTAACTGTCCACTTTTCTTCCAAAAGGTTTTTAGCAACTAACATAGTTTTTTTATCCATTACTTTTCACCTCCTCTCTTTTTGTTATTGGTCATTTTAGTTTCCTCAAGACGGGCTAAAAGTTCTTTCTTAATTCGTTTGGCACACTCGATACACCAAAGCCTTTCGCCTCTAGGGAATTTTCTATCAGCCAGTTTCTCTATCTCCTCCCTTACCTCTTTCTCTTTTTGGGCAACTAGATTTATTATTTCTTCAAATGTCGCTTCAACTACCGCCTTCAGATCAGCATCATCAGGATGTTGAGCGATAATCGTTGCCAACATTTCTAAGTTAATTTTTAGCTTTTCTTTCAAGTCCAACTTTTTGTTATTTTTCATTCTTTTCTTCTGACAGAGCTGGTCCAGATACCTGCCCGAATTTCCGAACCAGCCCTCACAGCGAAGGGGGTGGCCTTCAAAAACCAGTTTGGTGAAAGTGATGAAGTGAAGAGCTTGGAAGCTCGCCACCCCCAAATTGTCAAGTTGCTATTTGTGATGAGTTCTCTTCCGGTAAAATCTCTGGATACAGCTTGTTATTCCCCTTTGGGCCGGAATTACCTTGTTCATCGGTATAAATATCTTCCCGTCAGGCGCAGAAAATCCCAAATATTTATTCTCATAAATATAAATCCATAGTCCGTTTAGTTCGGTATCGTAATACATCTCAATACTCTTGGTGCGTTTTATTTTGATCAAAGTTGTGTCTATTTTTTTCATTTCAGTAACTTTCTGATTTTTTCTATATCTTCATCAAGAATAATATTAATTAATTTATCTGCCCAGCGGTCATCTTTTTCTCTTGACTTCTCTTTTATCTCCTCCCAATGGCTAACAACATATCTCTTGACCTCTGAATTATCAATAATCCTTGTTAGTTGGGCAATGTCCTGCATCTTCTGGCCAGTGATCACTTAACCTCCTTTGCTGCTTCCTCAGCTAATTCCTCGCTATCTTGTCTGAAAGGATCAGCTCCCTCATACAAAGCCTCAAGGTTAATTTCCATAGCTTTATAATTCTCAATTATCTCTCTATCAATTTCTTTTTTGGGCTGAGGCATAACCGAGTATTCCACATCCATATCTCTACTACCTGTTTTCTGTTTCATAATCACAAGGTTGTATTCTTTGGGATCACCCCAGTTTTCTTTATCCTGAACCAAGGTCTCAATGCTTCTCATAATGGTTTTTTGGATAAGTTCGAGAATTTGAATTTGTTTGGTCTCAAAGTTATAAACCACAAATGCCCAAAAATGCTTTCCTCGCTGTCTGTTGTCAGAATGATTTTTTATCTGATCTGGTATTTCTACATAAGCCCTCACCCTATTAGGTTTTCTATTGCCTTCTTTATCTTCAGTCCACCATTCCCAACCGACAATCGCCGAAGACAAAACTCGAATGATATTTTTGCCTTCTTCAAAACTCATATATCTGCTTGGGGTTTCTGGGGTTTTATAACCTTTAGGTAGAAAATTAGTCATATTTCACCTCCTTTCTTCTTTCTCCAAATCTAAAGCCTGCCGGATTACCTGCAACTCAAAAGCTATTTTATCTATCACCTTATCAAGCAGTTCCTTACCATAAGGAGTAACTTCTTTGTAAAGTTCAATAAACAAATCGGTTATATCTTTCTTTTTATTTTTCATCTTATTCCCCCCGCAACCAAAATCTGGTCTTCTCCAACCAGTTATAAGTTTCATCACTACAATATCCTTCTTTAAGACAATACCAGTAGTGATCTTTTATTTCCTTGTGATTACGGAGATAAACTCCTTTTAGTTTCTCTTCTTCGCTATCCGGGGTAGTCTTTTTTCTAGCAGCCAAAAACATTTCACACATTATGTCAAAAGCTATAGCTTGACAATTCTTTTGAAAGGTATTATTTTTCATATCTATCAATAAAACTTTTATTCCTCCAGACTACCCAAGGACTCCAACCCTGTGCCTTCCAGATGTTGTAGGCACAATCAATATTCTTTTTAGCGAAAACTAACTCTTGAAGCGAGCAACCTGGCTTGTCAAAGTGAATACTATTTATTTGAAACACGCCCAGATCAATAGTTCCATTACTGTTAATATGAATGGCTTCCTCTTTCAAGTTACTTTCCGATTTGGCAATCGCCAAAGAAGTTTTGCATTCATATTGACCAAACTTCTCGCAAATGTATTTTTCAATCTCAGTGTCAATCTCATCAGGATAGTCAAGCAGTTCAATATACTCGACTACCGGAGAAAGCATTTCTCTTTGCTTGATCTCGATTGGTTTCTTTAGAGTTACTTGAATGACTTGGTTGAATTGTAAATAGTGGCCTTCAAAGAAGTCGTTGACTGTTCCTAAAAGTTCGATAATTGAATAACCAAGTATTCCTAGTAAGATTAACACTAGTGCTAGTCCGAACTTCCAGTTAAATCTAGGCTTGGTATTAAGTCTGATCATGTATTTTCTTTCCCTTTCTTTTTGTTATTCTTCCACTTTTTTACCATTCGCCTATGACCAACTTCGGCTTCTTTCCAAGTAGAATATCTGTCAACATCTAGGTCTTTCAAATTATCTTTTGAAAGAAATACCATAGTCTCAAATAACAAAGGCTTTCTTAATCCCAAACCATGATCTAACGCCAAAAACACAGTTGAAACCCATTTGCCATCAGGTAATAATTCTTGTTTTACGATTCTATCTGCTGTTTCAAACCACTTTCCCCACTCTAAAATATTCTTAGCTGGAATGGCCTTTTTGTCTTTTAATATGTATTTGTCATTTATATTCATTTTCTTCCCCTCCTCTCTTTTTATTTTTCATTTTTCCTTCCTTAAAAATGTAGGAATGCTTAAATAACTAATATACCAGCGACCATATTTGCTTAACTGGCGGCCTTCCAAAATACTCTTCTCTATCCACCTAACGATTGTTCGGGAGTGAACACCACAAATCTTGCTCGCTTCTTTTGCAGTAATGTATTTTGTTTTCTTCATTCTACCCCTATTATACACCCTTGTAATACCTTGTCAAGCCCCTAATCATGCCTGTTATAAAATTGGTCTATGCCTAGCATAGGCATAGGGAGGGTAGGAAAATAGACCAATTTCAATTACCTAACTTTTTCTTTTTTTGATATGTATATTTTGTTCTTGTTATTACCCCATCCTTGCAATTCACGCAATACTTGGCGTTCCAGCTACCAGGAGTAAAAATCTTTCCGCAAAGCACGCAAGCTCTATCTTCCATTTTAATTTTCATTTTCCCGCCGAATTTTTAGAGTTTCTGTAATTCATATATCTCAACCTTCCTTAGAAGAAGGAAGGCTGAGTATAGAAACTACTCCCGCGAGACTTCAAACTGAAGCGATTCTGCTCCAGGTGTAGCATCCGAAGCAACTTGAACCTTAGCCCAGATAAAAGCATCTCCATTCTTGACTAAAGTAAAAGTCATCTTCTGTCCGAACAACCAGCCACAATTAGCGACAAGTCCATCACCAATCTTGTCCCAACAAATGTCCTTACGGACAAGACTACCTGATCCAGTAACAACAACACCGACTAACTGGTTGCCGTTGCCGGTTACATCTATATTGTGGACTTTAATCTTGGACTCATATTCCTGATTAGGATAGGTCTCATATGGAAGTTCGACAACCCATTCCGTCTCTAGCGGCTCTTGAACCGTGGTGTCATCTGTGCCTGTCCAAACTACATAGGCAGCATAGACAATACCAACAGCCAAAAGAGTGACTAAAAGACCGGATGCGATTCCTTTAAATCTTTTCATTTATTTTTTCACCTCCTTTCTCAATTTAAGTAATACTCCTCCTAAAATAATTAATAGTTCTATCACTGATGGCAAAAGCTCACCGCTTGTATATCCCAACTCACACCAAGCCAATCCTCCAACCAATACTTCGTCTTTGATATAACCTAAGCCGGCGACAAACTCACCCTTACATTCAAGATAATGGATCAATTCGTGGATAAACTCGGCAAAGAAATATAGACCAAGATAATATAAGAATAAATCAAGAAATCTTTTCATTTTTTCTTTCGATATTTATGGGTTCCTTCCGTTATTACCTTGACTTTACAATTTAAACAATACTTAGCGTTCCACCTGCCTGGAGTGAAAATCTTTCCACAAAGCGCGCAAGCCCTATCTTTCATTCTTTTCTTAATACTCATTTAATAATCCTCTTTAATAATTTCAAAAATATCATATAGACCAAGTTTTTCCGCTAGTTCCCTTTTAAACTCTTTTAATCCTTGTCTTTTTCCCATCTCATACCATTTCATTTTTAATTCAGCTAGGCGTTTTTCTGTTAATTTAATTGTTTTTTTCATTTTTTAATCGCTTTCACTTTTTTTTCAATAATCTTCCTTTTAACTCCATCACCAAAAAATCTACCATTCCAGTATTTATTAGATTGAAAAATCTCCTTTATACTATAAAATCGGCTCTTTTTTCTCATAGTTTTTTAACAAAGTTTTTAATCTTTCTATTGCTCTTTGATATTGAAATTCATTCTCTTCTCTTTGGCGTCGCAACTTAATTTGAGCAATGAACAAATCCACGCTTTTATCAATAAGCTCGCAAACTTTTTTTATTTGATCTAACAACTCAATCTGTTTCACAGAAAATGCCATTTGGAAACCTCAA